GACCGGCCAGGACCTGGAGACAGCGTGCCTCGTGTCGCTGTTCACCGACAAGCTGGCGACGGCTGACTTCGTGCCAACTGACGGAACGTCCGACCGGCGCGGCTGGTGGGCTGATCCATACAACGATGCGCCGCTGGGATCGAACCTCTGGCAACTGGAACGCGCGAAGAAAACCCGCGACACGCTCGGCCTTGCACGCCGCTATGCGTCCGATGCCTTGCAATGGCTGGTGACTGACGGCATAGCGAAACAGGTTGTCGTCAATACATCCTGGCTCGGCAACGTGGCCGGCTCGAATGCACTCGGCATCGGGATCGCCATCATCAAGCCGGATGGTTCCATGAGTCGCTTTGCCTTCGCATGGGCATGGCAAGGCTTGGCAGTCCTGCAATCGCCGATGCAGGTCCCGCCGCCAACTGTCTACCGGCTGCGACGAGTGGGGTGACTTAATGCCATATGCACGACCGACGCTGACTGCGCTGCACAATCAGGCAATCCAGGACATCACCACATCCGGCGTGCCGGGGCTTGATGGTCTGCTGCGCAATGCCGTCTTGCGTGTGCTCGCCTGGGTCATGTCTGGTCTGGCGTATTCAGTCTATGGGTATGTGGACTGGACGAGCTTGATGGGCGTGCCGTTCACCGCCCGTGATGAATACCTGGAAGGCTGGGCGGCGCTGGTCGGCATCTTCCGCAAGGATGCAACGGCGGCGAGCGGGACGGCACAGTTCACCGGCCAGACCGGCACGCCATTGCCGGCAGGCGCATCGCTCACGCGCCAGGATGGCACGCCCTACGTGTCAACCGAGGATGCGACAGTCGATGCAACCGGCAACATCCTCGTTCCCTTTATCGCTACGGTGACCGGCGCGTTGACTGACTGCGACGACGGCACACCGATCAGCCTTGGCGCGCCTCCATCCGGCATCAATTCCGGTGGCCTGACAGTTGGACCAACGACCGGCGGCGCGGATCAGGAACAGGACGACGAGCTACGCACCCGCATGCTTGAACGGTATCGCGCGCCACCGCAGGGCGGCAGCGTGGCCGATTACCAGCAGTGGGCATTGGAAGTGCCAGGATGCACGCGCGCATGGGTGCAGTATGGCGGCTATGGTCCAGGTTCCGTCGTGGTGCGTCCGATGTTCGATGATGTCCAGGCAGCGCATGGTGGCTTCCCGCAAGGCACTGACGGCTGCGCAACCAACGAGCCGCGTGGTCCGACTGCAACCGGCGACCAGCTTGCCGTCGCGGATCATATCCGGCTGACGCAGCCGGTCACTGCGCTGATCTATGTCGCCGCGCCGGTCGCATTGCCGGTCAACGTCACGCTGATCGACCTGTCGCCCAACACTGCCGAACTCCAGACAGACATCATCGCTGCACTCAATGACATGTTCCTGATGACTGCCGAGGCAGGCGGCACGATCTACCCATCAGACCTTTACGAAGCCATCCTTGCCACGCCGAACATCGAGCACTTCGTGATGACCTTGCCGGCAGGTCCAGTGCAAGCCACCGTCAGTCAGTTGCCGGTGATGGGCATCCTGACAGCGCCGACGCCGCCCTGATGCTTGCCCCTGTCTACGGCGCTTTTGACTACCTGCGGCAGTTTCAACGGTTGCTCCCGCGCGGCCGCATCTGGCATCGGGGCTGGGGCACGCTGCAAGCGCAATACCTGCTGACGCTGATGCCGACGTGGGTGCGTTTGCATGAACGCGCCAATGATCTGCTGGTCGATGAGTTCCCATGCACCACGGATGAATTGCTGCCTGAGTGGGAAGCAACACTAGGGCTGCCTGATCCATGCACAGGTCCGCTCGATACCATTGAAGCCAGACAGGCTGCGGTCTGCACGAAGTTCGTGGCGCGCGGCGGCTCGTCCGTGGCGTATTTCCTGCGGCTGGCAGAAGCAGCCGGCATCACCATCACCATCGAGGAACTTGCGCCGTTCCGCACTGACCGCAACCGCGTAGGCGACCGGATATGGAACGAGGATGCCGCATGGTGGTGGGTCGTCACCTTTCCACCAGGCACTGATCCTGCCGATGCACAGGTGATTATCTGCATGTTCGAGAACATCAAGCCGGCGCATACGCAGATCATCTGGATTTATTCACCAGGAGTCGGACCACATGAACCAACTGCCAGACCAAGTGAATCTGTCACTGACCGGCCAAGAATTGCAGCAGATGCTGAGTCTGCTGATTGAAGCACCCTATCGCGTCGTCGCGCCGCTGATTCAGAAGATCGGTGAACAGGCACGCGCACAGCAGCAGCCAATGCAGCCGCCACTGATGCCGGCACGACCCAACGGGGACGCCACCCATGCATCAGATTGACAACCCCTGGGCAGTAACAGCCAAGCCGGTTGCGTCGCCGGTCGGCCGGCCTGGATGGTTCCAGAAGGGCGCGCCGCCTAACCTGCTGGCAACGATTGTCGATTTTGACTGGGCGAACACCGTCCAGGCTGAAATCCTCAACGTCGTGCTGGGGGCCGGTCTGACCCCTGACAAGCAGAACGACTCGCAATTGCTGATGGCAATTCAGACAATGATCGAGGGCGCTACCGGCGTCGATCTAAGTCTGTTCGTGCTGCGAGCCGGCGACACGATGACCGGCGGTCTGACCACGCCATGGCTGACATCCAATACTGGCAGGATCGTCAGTCAGGCTGCCGTCAATCCATCGGTCGTGGTTTACGACACCACGGCTGACCTTGCCGCTGGCATGTGGGTGGGGCCGGATGACTTGGGCATCTATTTCGGATCGACCTACGGCGATGGCACACCGCTAGCTCCATGGTCCTATGCGGACGGTTCCGGTCTGTGGTCAGCCGCCGGTATAGTTGCCGTCAGTTCCATCACATCACAGAATGGCCGGATCATCGCGCAGGGTCCCAGCTATCCAAGCGTCACGGTCTACAATACCAATGGCTTCGCCTTTGGCATGTGGGCTGATCCTAACGGCAATCTCGGGTTCGGGTCTGCTGACGGCAGCGGCACACCAGCCGGGCAACTGATGACACTTTCTCCCGCCGGCGGGCTGAGTGTCGCCGTGCTGGCAGCATCCGGTGACATCTCGGGACTGAACATCGCCGCAGCCGGACAAATCAACGCCGCGCAGATCATGTCAAGCGGGACAATCTATGTCGCGTATCCGCTCGCGCCGGCTTTCTACCTAACTGGCGACGGCTCGACTAATACGCTCAACTTCCAGGGCGGATATGCGTTCCAGTGGCGCGTGTCGGACGGCATGCTGATTTACGTTGCGAACAGCGCAGTCGCGATGACCATGGACTACACGGGCGCGATGTCAATCGCAAACAACCTGAGCGTATATGAGTCTGTCACCTTTACCGGCAGCGGACCGGGCAGTGCGACGGGAGTCCCGGGGGTAATCTGGTGCACACCAAACACAGGTGCCTTTCGGTTTATGGGGATTTATCCGCAATTCCAGCAACTCGGCATTGGGGCTTGGGGGGGCAGTCTCGCCTACAATACGCAGTCCCATCCAGACGGCGGCGGCGCATGGGAATGCGATATAAACGGGACAACGCAGCAAACCGGATACGCTTACAATCTGGCCAATCCAAACCCGTCCGATGTGTCGCTGAAATCCAACATCCAACCATGGTCGCCGGGGCTTGCGGAGGTGCTGCAAATCAACACGGTGAGCTTTGAATATACGCCAGAAGCGAAGCTCGGCCTTCCAGGGTCCAGGCATTACGGGGTGAACGCGCAGGAGGTGCAAGCCGTGCTGCCTGAAGCAGTGCTGACGATGCAACGCCACCTGTCCAATGATCCGGCAGACCCACCCACCGAGGTCCTGGCAGTGAACGCGAACGCTATCTTTTATGCCTGCGTGAACGCGATAAAGGAAATCGCCGGTAGGCTGGATGTCCTGGAGGCCCGCGCAGCATGAGTCGCATGGGTCAGGCCCCTGGCTGGTGGCTGACGCTGCCCGCCATGCGCCGGTCAGACCTGCTGGACCTGCTGGATGCCGTGGAGCGGGCCGGCGTGGCCAAGAATGACCGGACCAAGGTGGAAGCCATCTGGCAGACCAGACGGATCGCTCGGGCCCGCCTGCGGCTGGTCCAGGAAGCCATCCTGCGGGAAAGCCTCGAGCGGGACGACGCGGCATGACCGCAGCATCGGGGTCCTGGCCGGCCTCAGGCTGCGCTCCAGGGCTTCCAGGTCCTGGCCGGCCATACCTGGACCTGGACGGCTCCAGCCGGCCTCCAGGCGCTGCCAGGACCCGGCCATGATCTGGAAGGCAAGCCGGCCCGAAGCCTTCATCTTCCAGGTCGTGGGCGACGGCCATTGCGTTGCCTTCGTCCGTCAGGCATCCGGCGCGCCCCACACGTCAGGCTGGCGGCGTGGCCAGAAGGTCAGGACCATGGACGCCGCGCAGGCGGCAGGTCTGGCCATTGCGACCTTCAATGACGCGGACGACCGCTACGGCAACCACACCGACGGCAGGTCACACACGGCAATCCTGATCGCGCGGCATAGCGATGGCTTGCTGGTCTACGACCAGTGGCTGGGGCATCCTGTCCAGCAGAGGGTGATCCGCTACCGTGCCGGCCAGGGCGTGGCAGCCAATGATGGCGATGCGTATCATGTCATCGTCACTGCCGACCCCGCCCCCACCGCCTAGACCGCCGTTCGATCCTGCCCGCTGGGCGATGGTCCTGCTGGCAATCCTGATCATCGTGCCGTCATTGGTGGCTGGCGTGACGGCAATCCGCTGCGCGATCTGGATCATTCCCGAATGCCTGGATCGGCCATGGCCGGCGCTGTTCCGCGATTTCCTGGCAGAGACCATCCCCGTCCTGGTCGCGATCGTCATGGGGCAGCCGCGCCAGCCGCCGCCGCATGCATGAAAAAGGGGGCAGGATTGCTCCCGCCCCCTGGCAGTCAGTCAGTTGTGCAGCAGGTCATGGAGTCTCGCTGCCTCCCATGACGATGCCGGCATCCAGCAGCATGCGCAGCAGCGGCGCAGCCGTCACCAAGGGCAGGGTGACATCCAGGCGCAGCCGCGCATTGCCTTCACTGTTCACGTTGAACGCCAGGACATCACCAGCCGCCGTCAGCGTGCGGGCCGGCGCGGCTTGTGCTGCCTGGACGGCCCGCAGCTTGGCGTCGGACACGACGGCCGGCAACTGGACCTGCGAAAGCTCGCGCGGGATCAGGTCTGACTCCTTCAAGCCGAGTGCCTTGGCGACCTTGGGGCGGAATTTATCCGTGATCGACGAGCGGCAGTTTACCCAGGCATAGGCACGCGTGCTTTTGACGTCTTCACCAATGGCGCGGTGCAGGTCTGAGATTTTCCACTTGCGTGTTTCCAGTTCATCACGAATCAGCTTGGCAACATGACCAAGCTGGGCAATCTGGGCCGGGGTGGGTGCGGTCATGATTTAAGCCACTTTCCTATCTGAAACGACGGTGAGCTTGACGCGGCTGCGGCTGATCCTTGGCGGTTCAACCTCCGCGACGAGATGGTACCAGCAGTCGATGTAGGCAGCGGTTGGCGTCTTGATGCCTGCCTGATGCCGTCCGCCTGACTTGGCTTCCCAGCACCAGCCAGACATCAGGCGCGGCTCGCCGTCCTTCCGGTGCTCGTTCCACGATGCTGTCATGGACGAGTCGATGTAAAAGATTCGGGCCACCTTTTCGACGGCCTCCACCATGTCGTTCTTAATCCACATTCTGTTGAACCCCTTAAAGTTGAAATCAGGCAACCTGCCGGAACGGCACGACGTTGCCTTGCTGCTTGATGCCGGCAACCTGGAAGGCTGAAGGCATACCGTCGAGCAACTTGTCAGACCACTTGCGCGCGATCTCCAGCCGCGCTGCAAGGTATTTCGAGTCGTTGTAGCGACCGGCAACATTCGACTTGGTTTTATGCGCCAGCATCACTTCGATGATCATCTCTGCGCCAGGGTCCTCCGTGTTCTGCAGCGTCGAGAATGTTCCACGCCAACCGTGGAGAGTATGCTTGCCGTCAAGCCCGATGACCGGCAGGACGCGAGTCATCATGTCGTTGAGCGACGTGCGGTTCATAACCGGAAAAACCCTTTCCGATTTGATGCCTTGAACGTCCGCCAGGGCGCGAGCAGCCTGGAAGACTTGCGCAGCCTGGATGGTCAGCGGGATCACATGGTCTTCCTGGTGTCCGCGCCGGCCCTTCATCCGTTCGCCCGGTATGGTCCAGGTCTTCATTGCATCGTCAAGCTCGCTCCAGGTCGCGTCCACCGCTTCCATCTTGCGAACCGCTGTTAAGGCAATCAGCCGGTGCGCGAGCTTCAGGAAGGGGCTTGCAGTCGCGGCCTCCATGGCTTGCAGGATTTGCCTTGCTTCCTCGATGGTCCCGACGCGCGGCTGCTTCTGTTCCCGCACGTCGCCGCGCTTCCGTTGCGGCAGCCAACGACCGATGGTCCTGACGATGTTCTCGGCAACGAACTTGTGGTCGCGTGCGTAGTCGAACAGGCATTGCAAATGCTGCCTGACATGGACCGCCTGGGCATGCTGGCCGAGTTCCTTTTCGAGCCGGTCAATGACGGTCTGGATGTCCTGCGCCGTGACCAGATCAACCGGCAAGGTCCCGAGCTTCGGCAAGACATGCTTTGCCAGCCGGCGTTCGACCTGGACGGCATAGCCTGCTGACCATCCGCCAAGCCTGCTGCCCCATGACAGCCAGTCAGTTGCAACCTGATCCACCGTGTTGCCCTGCTTGGCCAGCGCGGCTGCCTTCTGGACCCGCTGCGCCAGGACAGGATCAACGCCCGCGCTGACCTTGGCGCGGATGTCCAGCCGTGCGGTCCTGGCTTCGCTTGGCGTCATCTCGGGATAGTAGCCGAGCACCGCCATGCGGAATTGCCGGTGGAAGAAATAGCCGACGCGCCATGACTTGGTGCCAGCCTTGCTCGTGTTCAGGAACAGTCCGCCGCAGTAGTCATTGAAGGACACTCTGGACGGTGCCTTGGCATTCCTGGCACGCAGGTTCACGTCTGATCCCTTGCTCATTGGACGGTCCTCCTGATGCATTTTTCGCACTGCGCCGGGAATTCGCAATGCAGAATGTGCAGCACTTCCGCATGCGAGATGACCGGCAACCGCAGGACCGGGGCCGGCAATTCGTTCAGCAAGGCGAGCGCAGAAAGGGTCTTGCGTTCCATGCTGGAAACTGATCGAATGGTGGTCTTCATTTGTCGTATCCTTGGTGGGTGTGAGAAATGAAAGAACGGCGCGCCCTGGCCGGGGTCGCGCCGTTCGTGTTTTGGTCAGGTTAGTCAGTCTGGATTCAGCCTTCCTCCCCATAGGCTGTCGGCTTCTGACCGGGCAGGACGAACTGGTAGACCAGGACATCCGACCGGTCGGCCTTGTCGGCGTAGCACTCGTAGCCGAACCGATCCGCCATCAGGTTCAGGAAGTGGGCGTTCGGCATGGTCTTCGATCCGGCTGCTGCCATCATCTCGGGCCGGGTCGCACCATGCTTCCTGACGAGCACCTTAATCATGGCAGCCTGGAAGGACCCCTCGCGGGGTGCCGGCTTGCCGTTGACCTTGGCAGCCGTTGCCGGCTTGGCAGGCTTGGCAGCCTTGGCGAACGGCTGATTGATGACCTTCGCCAGCCGCGCCGGC